CCCGCAGCGAAACGGTCCAATTCTTGCTCCGGATCGGCCACCCCCCCCCTCTCGTCAGGATCCAACCCGACCCCCCCGGCCCGCCGCGACTCCCTACCGTTATTAGCCAACCCAATAATTGCCCAGTTTTCGGTGTTAAGATGGATAACCCTGACCAGGTGAATCGTCCGGCCCACTACCGCAACGGTTCACTCGAGACAATCCAGGCCATTGAGGGGTTGGGTCTGGGCTACTTTGAGGGTAACGTGCTAAAGTACCTTAGTCGTTACAAGCACAAGGGTAAGCCGCTTGAGGACCTGCGTAAGGCACAGTGGTATCTTGCCCGTTTGATAGAGCGTGAGGCCCAGAGTTGAGACTGTTTGCCTTTTGCTGGCTGTTTATTGCGGTGGTAAGCGGATATGACACCTACCGCAGCCTGATGGACGTTGAGTCTCTGCTTCTGTATGAGATGAACCCTATGGCGAGCTGGGTGGTGTCTGAGTTGGGGATGCCGGCTTTTGCTGGTTTGAAGGTTGTCGGGACATCCCTTGCGTTGGGTTTGCTGGGCTGGCTTCGCGGGTGGTGTCGTCGCTGGTCTGAGTTGTGCATGTGTGCGTTGTTTGGCGTCCAGGTGGGTGTGCTGAGCAGTTACTGTTTCCTGTTATGGGGTTAGCGTGGTTATCTTGCTGGTCCTGTTTCTTGTTATGGCAGTTTCGGCATATCTTGTTACCGAGGAAATGTGAGGGATTTTTGTGATGCCGAGTGATAATGACGGTTATGTGAAGGTGAGCATAGAGGTGAACAGATTCGGTGGTAAGCATGGCAGAACCGTGACCCACACCGAGGATTACCCCGGCTTGAAGTTCGAGTATGTGCATGAACATGTGGCCTATGCCATAAAGGGATGTGTCAGTGCCGTATTCGAGGAATCCGGGGAAAATGATCTTGAGGCCAAGCTGGTGTATGGCCATCTCAAACGCGATCCGCTGGTCAAGAAGAGTGTTCTGGTGTTTGAAGGCGAGGGTCCCGCGCCCAAGGGTGCCATGGTGGTCAACCACAACGGTGAGGTGCTGAACGATGAATGGGAGTATTGAGACAAGCTGATGGTTGGTGAAAACACGCCCGGTTACGGGTATTTTCTCGACGAACAGGACAAGGCTGCCGGCAAGGACGTTCCTCCGCTGGAGACCATGGCCCAGGCGATGAAGCGTCTGCGTCGAGAAAAGCGGTGGAAAGAGTTCTGCAAGCTGCGAGCCGACTACAAGCGAAAGCACCACCTCGAGGCTGAGGAGGCTTTCTATAAGGCGTTGTCTTTCTTCCCGCCTCTCTTGCTCCCCCAGCCTGACAAGCCTGAAGTGCTGTCAAGCAGGCAGCTTACTGAGCAGGAGCGGTCATGGAAGAAGAAGCACGAGGAGCAGATTGAGCGTAAGGTGAGAAAGAAACTCGACAAGGCAGAGAAGGAGCGTAAGGCCACCGAGGAGGGTGTGGCTGCTCAGAAGGCAGCGGCCGAGCTTGAGGCCCTGGCCGAGCGTTCCAGTGAGTCGAGTTTCGCAGCTGATTTTGAATGGGCGTATGAGAATATCGGCAACTCGTCGGTGAAAGCGTCAGACGCTCCCAGTGGAGGGGCATGGTTTATGCTCGAGTATGGCCGTGAGGCGCGTGCCAAGTTCGTTGATATGGCCCTCCGTTACTTTTCCAAGGCTGGCAAGGAAGCCGACGAAACAAGGATATTTGCCGATGACCACAGAAAAAAACTCGCAGTGTGCGACAAGCTCCTCGCGTTCCAAGGTGGAGTCGCTCCTAGACCTGCTTGGGAAAGAAGACCAGATCCTCCTGGCTGACGGCTTTGACGAGGCCCTGATAGGCCACGCGGCCGGCATGGAGCCTCGAGCGGTTTACGATTACGACCGCTGCATCTCTGTCCTCGTGGATGGTGGCATGACCTATGAGGAGGCTGTTGAGTTCTTTGAGTTCAACACCGTGGGGGCATATGTCGGTGAGCAGACCCCCGTGTTCATCCGCCAGATGGACCGTGACGACATGCGGTCCTGCCTCGTCAAGATGATGCGGCGGGGCCAGATGTTTCTCGACTACGTCCAGGACCGGCTGGTTGACGAGGAGCAGGCCACTGGCATCCGCTGGCGAAGCGAGATGTCCAATATGATGCGTAGCCTCCGCGAGTGCAAGGAGATGCTCGAGGAGGGGTCATGAAGACGGTCATTCACGTCAACCAGCTCGTCATACGCCGCAACAACAAGACCGGCGAGAGGAACCCGGTACTGTCCTGCAAAACCTACAAGAGCAACACCTATGGTCACGAGGCCGAGATAACCGGCCCTTGCCGGGTGGTGTACTCGCCGGACAAGCCACTGGGCTGCGGTGCCCGCGTGTGGATTGAGACAGAGTCAGAGGTGGTGGTCCGTTGAGTGACAGAAAGCAGCTACAGGAATCTGGAAGCTCCCAATGTGGGTCTTGCGGCGAGGATCTGTACGGAGCTGGGCAGGAATACAGGAACGCATTTTACTGCCAGGATTGTTTTTGGGAATTGGCGGAAGGGGTCATTCCAGCTCCGTTGAATAATAAGCCTCGGGGCAAGGTTCGGGATTTACTCGGTGGGGAGAGGAAGTATCACGGTGGGCGGTTTTACAACGGTGAGTGGTGACCGAAGGGGTTATGGGGTGTTGGTCCTTTGAGTGAATTTTACTCCATGGTCCCGAAGGATCGCCGGGCGAACCTGGAGTTCCGCAAGTGGGCGTTGCACCTCGGCTCCGAGTCTGCTGAGCAGCGTCATGAACTGTGGATGATGTGCAGCCGCGACATACTGTTCTACATCAATACGTTCGGGTGGCTGCTTGAGCCCCGCGCTACCGGGGACACCCCGAAGGTGATTCCCTTCCTGACCTACCCCTACCAGGACGACGCCATCATTCGTATGCAGGACGCCGTGGGCGTGCGTGATGTGGGCATCCACAAGAGCCGTGCCACGGGTGCGACGTGGATGTGCCTTTACCTGGCTGACTGGTTCTGGCGTTTCAAAGAATGGAGCCAGATCGGGCTGGTGAGCAGGACCGAGTCGGCAGTGGACAACCCAGACGATCCCGACTCGCTGATGAGCAAGCTGGATTTCATACGCGAGCATGTCCCGGTCTGGCTGAACCCGAACGAGTGGGAGCGAAAGGTTTCCAATCACTCTCTGACAAACGTGGACAACAACTCGACCATCGTCGGCTACTCGGCTGTTGGTGATGTTGGACGTGGTGGCCGCAAACTGTTCTTCATCCTCGACGAGTTCCACTCGTTCAAGTCGGGAGAGGATTACGCAGCCCACGACTCGACCCAGCACGTCACACCCTGCCGTATCGTGATCAGCACGCCCTCTCGTAAACGCGGCCCGGCCGGCGCGTATTACGACCTGATCTCGGACGACGAGTCCAACATGGACAAGATCATTCTTGACTGGAAGGATGACCCGCAGAAGTCAGCCGGGCTGTACACGTCCGAGGATGGCAGGATAAAGGTCCTGGATGAGGACCACGAGTTCCCGCAGGACTACCCGTTCATTGCCGACGGCAAGACCCGCAGCCCGTATTACGACTGGGAGTGCAAGCGTCCACTGGCGACACCGCAGAGTATCGCGGCCGAACTGGACCGCAGCTTCGGTGGAGCGGCCTACAGTTACTTTGACGGGGTGCTGATTGACCACCTCAAGCAAACAACGTCCAGGGATCCGTACCAGCGTGGGGTCCTGGGTTACGACGCAGAGACTTACCGTGCCGGCTGGTCGGAGAAGGAGAACGGACCCTTTCGCCTGTGGATATACCCCGATGCCCACGGCCACATACCCGAGGACGGTGTTTACTCCATCGGAATAGATATCTCAGCCGGAACCGGGGGCAGCTTCTCGAGCAACTCGGCCATGGTCATCTTTGATGTGACGACGGGTGAGCAGGTCGGAGAGTGGATCTCCAACACCCTGCGTCCCGATCAACTGGCGGGACTGGCTGTGGCCACCGGCAAGTGGTTCAACAACGCCTACCTTGTTCCCGAGGTCAACGGCCCGCTTGGCGCGACATTCATGAAGGAGCTGATCCGCATCGGCTACACCAACCTGTTCTACCGAAACGTGGAGCTGGTCGGGTTCCGGAGAAAGACCCAGAAGCCCGGTTACATGAACAGCGACCGGGGTGAGGCCATCCTTGGCGAACTGCAACGAGCGATGGAAACCGGCGATTGTCAGGTTCGCTCAAGCATCATTCTTGACGAGTGCGGCCAGTACGTTTACCGCAACGGCGGGCTGGTCCACGCGGGGTCAGCTAACACAGCCGACGAGTCTGCCAAGGGCCGCAGTCATGGCGACGTGGCGATCGCTGCCGCGTGTGGTTGGCATGGTGTACAGGACCGCCCCCTGAAAAACACCGAGGAAGAGAGGTCTGAAGTCCCGGAGGGTTCCTTGGCCTTCCGACGCCGCCTGGGGCGTGATGCATCGGTGGATATTGATGGGTGGTAACACCTGTTGACGTTATCCAAATGATGTCAGTAAGATGCCGTCACTGTGATGACTTTCGGGGAGTGATCCATGCCGATGGGTGGGCGGTTTGCGTACACGAAAAAAGGCAAGGCTGCGGCCCGAAAGGCTCGCAAGAAGGCCGGTCGCAAGCGAAAGAAGTCGGGGAAAAAGTGTAAATGAACCCGAATAAAGACCGCGACCGAAATCGGCTGTATTCTGCCATTGAGTGGAGTCGTCGCAAGCTGCGACCGTTTCGGGAGCATCGCCTGTCGGCCATCAAGGAATACGTCGGCACCAGGTATTCCAACGACGGCGCGGGCAAGCGGGTCTACCTCAACCTGATTGAGCAGGCGGTCAACACTTACTGCCGCCAACTCGCGGCCAACAACCCCAAGGTCCTGGTCACGACCAGGAAGAATGATCTGCGGGCGAGGGCCTACGAGCTTGAGCTGGCCTGCAACCACCTGCTCCAGGAGATCAACTTTGTCAACACGCTGAGACAGTCAGTTGTGGAGGCAATGTTTTCTGTCGGCATCATCAAGGTTGGGGCCGCCGTCGGTGAACAGGTCGAGGTTGACGGGTTTCTTCACAATGTCGGCCAGCCGTTTGCCGACAACGTGACGCTCGACGATTGGTGCCAGGACATGTCCGCCACGCGATGGGACCAGATTTCCTTTGCTGGAAACCAGTTCCGCGTTCCGCTCGAGGAAGCAAAAGAAAACAAGGCGTGGAACGCCAAGGTCAGGAAAGAGCTTAAGGCTTCAAGTCACAGCCACATGAACGAGGGTGGCGACCAGACAGCCGACTCTGTCAGCCAAGGTGGAGACAACGCGGTTGACGAGTACGCCGACTTCGTTGACCTGTGGGAAATCTGGCTGCCCCGAGAGAACAAGCTGATGGTTGTCCCCACCGCAGGGATGACGGGGACGGTCGCCGGCAAGCCGCTCAGCGTCGAGGATTGGGATGGACCTGAAGGTGGACCGTACCACCGCCTGACCTTCTCGGAGGTTCCCGGAAACGTGATGGGTCTTCCGGCCGTCGCACTGTGGATGGATCTGCACGAGCTGGTCAACAGCCTGTACCGCAAGCTGTCCCGCCAGGCCCAACGCCAGAAGGACGTGTTCACCTACCCCGGCGGCTCCGAGGAAGATGCTCGCCGCGTGGCCGAGTCCAGCGACGGCGAGACCATACGCACGGACAACCCGGCCGCAATCACGGTCCACAAGTATTCCACTCTCGACCAGAGCAACCTCGCGTTCGCGATCCAGTCAAAGGCTTTCTTCTCGGAGATGGCCGGAAACCTGGACACCCTGGCCGGTCTGAGAACCGAGGCCCCCACGCTGGGCCAGGAGCGTCTGCTCTCCGAGAGCAGTCACCAGCGTGTGGCTGACATGCAGGAGCGAACGGTCGAGTTTGCCAGGGGCGTGATCCGCGACCTGTCGGCGATCATGTGGTATTCACCGATGATTGACATGCCCATCTCCAAAGAGATAAACGGCGAGCAGATCGGTGATGAGATCCGCTGGCCGTACCCCGAGCAGGACTACCTGCCCGAGGATCTCCGCGAGGGCGATTTCTTTGACTACAACCTCGACGTTGAGCCATACTCGCTCCAGCACCACCCGCCGGCTGCGAGGATTGCGGCCATTGACCAGATCATGATGCAGGTGCTGTTGCCTGGAATGCAGTTATTGCAGGAGCAGGGCAAGAGCATAGACTTCGGCGCATACATGCGTATCAAGTCTAAGTACATGAACCTTCCCGAGCTGGAAGAGATCGTGGTGGACGCCTCCGGAGAAGCGTCCGGCGAGCCGGCCCACCAGGAGCGGGGCGGAAACTCCCCGGTCAGGCAGGCCCCGGTGACCCGGCGGGAGAACGTCCGCATCAACCAGCCCGGTGCCAGTAAGAGCGGGGCCGAGCAGGTCCTGATGAACACACTGATGGGTGGCCAGTCGCAGCCCGATGAACGTGCCGGCGCGGTGAGGGAGTCACTCTGATGCCAACATATGGCTACGTCACTGAAAACGGCGAGGTGGTTGACATTATGATGTCTGTCACCGAGATGCAACGTCGCCAGAACAAGGACGGGTGGATCGTGCTGGACGACGGTCGCAAGGCTCGCCGCAGCTACAAGGGCATGCTGCCGGTGACGCCGTCCACGTACCCCAAGCGTTCTGACGCCATGGGTGTCCACCCGTCCCAGGTCAAAGAGGCCAGGGCTGCCGACGAGCGGCTGGGTGTTCCCATTCAGTACGACAAGAAAACCGGCGAGGCAGTTTACGAGTCCAAGTCACAGAGGAAGAAGCATTGCGAGGCGCACGGCTTCTTTGACCGAAACGGCGGGCACTCGGACCCGCAAAGGAAGTAGAAATGCCAGACGAAGAAAAAATTGAACCCTCAGAGGATGTCGAGACGGAAGCTCCCGAAGAGGAGTCCGCCGACGACGAGGTGAGTGAAGAGTTCTTCCCCGAGGATGAGCCGTCCGAGGACGAGGAAGAGGCGAAAGAGGAATTTGACATCCAGGATCCTGGTGAACCTGAAGAGGATCCCGAGGACGACGAAGAGGAAGTCCCGGAGCAAGACGACGACGAAATTCTCGAGGACGACGATGATCCTGCTGGTGAGGCCGACCCAGAGCCGGCCGGGGAACAGGTGGGTATTTCTCCCGAGTTGTCTGAGCGTGCTGCCGGTGTCGGGGTGACCGAGGAGGATCTGGATCTCTTTGCGTCGCCCGAGGCACTTGAGCAGTATGTTGCCCGTCGCGAGCAACAGGACGACGTTGAGGCGGCCCCGGCCGTCGTGGAGAAACAGCAGGAGTACACCGTAACGCTCGACCCCGAGCTGTACGACGAAGAAATCATTAGCGAGTTTTCCTCGCTGGCCAAACACTTGACCAGTGAGATGGAGCAGGTCCGTGCTGCACATGCCCAGGTGCTTTCGCACCTGGATGACGAGCAGCAGCGTGCCTTTGTTGCCCGGATGGATGCAAGATTTGCCTCTATGCCGGATGAGCTGCGGAGTGTTTTCGGAACCGGATCGTTTGATGAATTGGATCCAAACGGGCCGGAGATGAAGGCGCGGGCCGAGGTGGTTGACATGTTCAATACCCTGGCCGACAAGTACCCCTCGCAGTCCGAGGACGTGGCATGGAACAGGTCTCTCAGTGCCCTGCACGGTGAGGCCATGACAAAAACCGAGCGGTCAAAAATTCGCTCTAGTATTCGCAGCCAGCGGGCCGTCGCCAACCGGCCCACGCAGCGAGAGTCCAGTGGCAACCTGACGCCACAGGAGGCTGCCGTTGCAGCGGTCGCGGAGAAGATGAGTGACTTCTGATCGCATATACCAGGAGAAATAAGCTATGGCTCTTAGCCATGACCAGATCCTGGACCTCGTAAAGACCACCCAGAAAGAACTGGGGAAGATGCGGTGGACCGAGATTGCCACCGATCTTCAGGAGTACGAAGTCCTTTCAAAGATGCTCAAGAGTAACAAGGTTTCCTTCGCCACGGGCGAGGGGATCCAGCGCAATGTTATGACTGACATCTCGGGTGCTGCAAAACACGTCGGACTCTATAATTCCGACGATGTTAATGTCGGCGACGTGATGCAGGTCATTGACGTGCCCTTCCGGCACTCGACGACCAATTACGCCTTTGACCGTCGCGAACGTGCGATGAACGAAGGTCCCGAGCAGATCGTGGAGCTGATCAAGGTTCGCCGTGCGGACGCGATGATCAGTCTCGCCAAGTTGCTCGAGGACACTTTCTGGGACGACCACAACGGCGACAACGTGACGCCGTTCGGTATTCGTTATTGGGTCCAGGGTTCAACTACCCAGGGATTCAACGGCGGGAACCACGCCAGCTTTGCGTCTGGTCCTGGTAACCTGAGTTCGAGCGACTTTAGTCGGTGGAGCAATTACACCGACAAGTTCACGAACCTGACCAAGGCCGATGTGGTCAAGAAACTCCGTAAGGCCCACCGCCTGACGGACTTCAAATCGCCCGTGGACATCCCGGACTACCGGACCTCCAAGGGTCAGAACTACCGAATCTACATGAATGAAGAGACGATCTCTGCGTTCGAGGATATCGGTGAAGCGTCCAACGAGAACCTGGGCCGAGACCTGGCTCCGATGGACGGGAACATTTCGTTCCGCCGCAACCCGTTGGTTTACATCCCGAAGCTGGATGCCGAAACCAACAAGCCCATTTACCTCATCAACTGGGGTGTCTTCTCGGTGTTCTTCCTGAAGGGTGAACATCTCCGCGAGGACGGGCCTCTCCGCGTGGCTGGTCAGCACAACGTGTACCAGGTGCATGTTGACCTGTCCTGGAACTCCCTTTGTGTTGACCGTCGTCGGCTGGCCAAGCTCAGCACCGACGGCGAAGCCTAGTATAAGAAAGGAGAACTCAACATGGCCGTTGAAGTTCAATACCGTGGCGACAACTCGGACGCAGGCCCCAGCGATGGGGTGTGGTTTGATGTCGACCCCCTTGCTTCTCCGAAGAAGCAGGTTGAGATTTTTGAGGACTTCACTGGTGTGTCGTCCCTCATTATGACCGGGTCTCCTCCTGATGGAGCGGACCCCGGTGGTTCCGTTCTCCTCGACACTTCCGGTGATGCGGCTGACAGCACGCTTGCGTTCAAGCTCGCTGACGACAAGGACCTCACCTTTGAGGCCCGCATCAAGATCGTGACGGCTGCGGTTCTCCGCTGCGGTCTCGAGGACGCGGACAACTCGGATCGTCTGAGTTTCGAGATTGCGTCAGACAGTGCTGTTCTCAAGCATGACGACGCCACGAACGACGAGACTATTGCCACGAAGGCAATTACCGCCGGTTCGTATGTCAAGCTGGGCTTCCGGGTTCGTGGTGCCGGTGCAAACACCGAGATCACGGCGTATGCCGACGGGGTCAAGGTGGCCTCAAAGAAGCTGAGCGACCTCACCGCGTCGGCTGTGTCGGCACAACCGATGAAGGTGTCGGTTGTCAGTGCCGGCGCGCCTGACGTGGAAGTTGACTGGATCAAAGCGGTCCAGTTGCGCTAGTCGGTTCTACCAGGGTAACCGGGGGGGTGGGTGATCGGGCTCACCCCCCTGGGAACCTGGACGGGAGTCCTTCATGGCATTTTCAGTTGCCAGCCGAGTCAAGGAAACCACCACGACGACCGGAACCGGCACAATCAATTTGGCCGGCGCGGAGAGTGGCTACCAGACATTCGTCGCAGGAATTGGAGATGGAAACGTAACGTATTACTGCATTGAGAGCGGAACGGCGTGGGAGGTCGGTCTCGGCACTGTAACCGACGCGACACCAGACACGCTCTCCAGAACGACTATCCTCGCCAGCTCCAACAGTGGCAGCGCGATCACGTTGTCTGGCACGTCTACCGTGTTCTGCACGCAGCCGGGTGAGCATGCGGTTGTGGCCAACCCGTATGATTCCCTGACTTACAGTAATGATGGCGACACCCTGGTTGCTGGCAGGAAATACCTGGTTGACACCTCCGGTGGTACAACGGCACTGACATTCCCCACGGCCGCAATTGGGAACCATGGCCAGGCCATCACCGTTCGCAAGACGACCACGGATGCCAACACGGTCACGCTTACTGTCAGCGGAGTGACCGTCAAGCTCTGGGCACAGGGCGACTTTGTGGAATGTGTCTCGGTGGCTTCTGGGGGCGGTTACGCCTGGAAGGTTTTCAGTCACTATTTCGCGCCTCATGTTGCGACTATGTACAGGGACAGCAGGTGGCCTGCCTCTGGTAATGTAAGCACCTCGTACCCCGGCACACTGGTTGAGTGGACGCATAACGAGTCTTTTAACTTAGGACCAACGACAGACATTACTACCGACCACGATATCACCATCACCCGTGCGGGAACCTATGAGGTCTCATATAACGGATATAGTTACGATGGCGGGAACAGTAATTGGCACATAGGCAATATTGAACACACCCCTAGCGGGGGTTCTGCGGATTATAGTTGTTCCACAAGCAACTACAGCCAAAGCCAGAACAGTAGGTCACTGATGTGTAGCCAAGTCTACGAGGCCGGGGTGGGCGACACGTTTGCTTTATATCACTGGGGGTCGGCTTGCCACTTATACTGGTACACAGGTAGAGGGAGAATATACTACTCGCACCTGACCGTCAGGGAGGTCCGGTAATGGCAAGCGTGACCATCGCTCCGTATGACAATATAGATAGCATAAAAATGCTGTCCGGGGCTGACCCTGATTATGGCAGGGTGGCCGGTGGCCAGCTTTTCCTTAATGGCGTGACACAGCCTGATCTGGATGCTGCATACGCGGTATATGATTCCGACCGTGAGACGCACGAATATGTCCCGGCTCGACAGCGTGTGGTGGACGTGATCTCCCGTGAAGCGAACCTGTACGCCAGTGGCCGGTATTCTGATGACAGGCGAGACGCACTCCTGATGTTGTATGTCCAGGCTTCGGTGCAGGGCATGACTAACCGGCTGGCATACATCCAGCAGTTGTTGGACTGGGCCAACACGATCATGGCCCACGTCATCACCTGCAAGTCTGAACTGGACCTGTTGCTGTCGTCAGAAGATATAGCGGCATACACGTGGGACTTCACAGCGTTTGACCTGACTGACCCCGGCGTGACCGTCGAGGGTGCCCTCGCGATAGGTGACTGATGTACGGCGGGCATTCATACGCTGACACACCCTATGCCGGTCTGCCCGGCACGGGGGCTGTTGACAGTACCCAGACCCCGTCACAGCTTGGGGTTCTCACGGCCCTCCCGGCCTCGGTTCCCGCCGTCACCGCCCTTCCTGCCGTATTGTCTTCGGCTTCGGCGGTCCTGTCCCCGGCTGTTGTAATAGACTCCACAGCCACGCCGAGTGTTGTGACATCCGCGTCGGCGGTTTTAGCTCCGTCACTGTCTCTCTCGTCCACTAAAGTCTGCCTTTACTCGCGTGAGGCTGCGTCTGCGGTTCTGGCACCGACCGTTGTAATAGACGACACCGTTACGACAAGTGTTGTGACTTCCGCGTCTGCGGTTCTGTCCCCGTCACTGTCTCTCTCAACCAGTTTCTCCCCCTCGGCGTTGTCTTCCGCGTCTGCGGTTTTGTCTCCGTCGCTGTCTCTCTCGTCCAGCCTATCCCCCTCAGTGTTGTCTTCTGCGTCTGCGGTCCTGGCCCCGTCGGTTGTAATCAGCCGTGTGGTCACACCTAGCCCTGTCTCCGCAGCATCTTCAGTCCTCACGCCGTCTCTTGTTGTGGATGACACTGAGGCACCTGGCGGGTTGTCTATAGCGGCATCCGTTTTGACGCCGTCCCTGCTGATCTCAGCAACGGCCTCCCCGTCAACGGTGTCGTCGGCGTCTGCTGTTCAGGCTCCGGCCCCTGCGGTGGTGAACCTGCCGGCAACGCTCTCGGTCGCTGCTTCGTTCCCGGCATCCGCAACACAGACTGACGACACCGAGACTCCATCCACGCTCAATATCACCGTGGCCGTTCTGGCCCCGACGGTATTCACGGGTTCATTGATTACGCCGTCGGTATTGGTGTCTGCCTCCGCAGTGTTGGCACCGACGGTTTCAATCAGCTCCACCGTTCAGACCACGGTCCTGTCGGCGGCCTCCGCAGTTCAGGGCGACACCCCGTCAGTGAACCGGACAAAGCAGGTTTCATTATGAGTACACGTGAGGAGACACGGGTCGAGGATGCTAAGATGATGGTTCAGAAGGACGGTGAGATTATTGAGATCTCGGTGCCCTTGACCATCACGGACACGTTTCATGACGACGGGCGTAAGGATGTCACCATCCA